CTCGATGTTGGTGCAAGGACATTTCAGACTCAATGCCCATGCTTCGAACGAAGCCCAACAAGTGGTCCAAGTCGGGCTTCAATCGAAGTAGCACCACGACGTCATCCCCCATGACCGCCATAGCGAAGTCCTGCTCAAGAACCAAACCTGCCGACTGTAATGCGCCAAGCCAGCAAGTTATGCAGGAACATGTGTTGCCAAACGTAGTGTCTGAATCACCGGAACGCTTGACAGCACGACACGTGAATGTGACGCCTGTTGTGGACACGCCGCGGACTCCGAGGTTTTCCTGTTGTTTCGCCTGCAGCACCTCGTAAGGGCAGTCAAGTGCCTTATAGATTTCAACTTGTGTTGCCAACGCTGCCTCCTTCAAATGTAGATCGAGCTTCACTGCGTCAATCTCCAAGATCCAAGGAAAGCGCTGGTACCACTTGTCAAACCACGCACCTATCTGCTCCGACGTTTTGCCGGGACCATACAGAATTGCCTCATCGGCGTTGAAAATTTGCCCCATTGTTTTCGAAGCTGCATGAAACCAGGGCCCGATCGTGACCTGTAGTCTGTCGGTCATACCCTGGATCGCACGTGGCGCATACTCCGTCAACACTCCTGGCACCGTTTGCTTAACAAATTTCTCAACCTTCGGGAACAGCTTGGACACATAATCACGCGCAACCAGAGACTCTCGCTCAAGAGTCTCCTTCGCATTGATTAACTGCTGTACTGTGGCTTGCGTATACCCTTCACGTTTGAGCCAATCGAACCACGGGGTCGGTTCCAAAAAGCTCATAGTGTCAGACATGCGCTTACGCACTTCAATGAGGAAATTGTTAGCCGGCTCCCGCCAGGCTTCCAGACTAGTTCCAATGGTTTTACGCGTAACCCTCGCACGAACACTCGTGTTCAAAGAACACCAACAAGCGGCAGGCACAGTTACGGGGCATGTTTGACTGTACCCACCGAACAAGTAGGCGCCGATGGTCTCGCGATTACACTTGAACTCACAGCGGTCGAGCGTGACTGTCGCGGGGATGCTTTGGGGCACCGGCGGCAAGCCACGCGCTGCATACGACCCAGCCGGCTCA